TGTTAAATCAGTGATTATTTTATCATAATTGTCTATTAATTCTTTAGATACAAATTCAGGTTGAATTATACCTGTAAAACTATTTCCTGTTATAGGTTTAAATACATCTAAAACCACATATGTTCCATCATTTATAACTCGGTAAATTACAAAATGATTTAAATTCATAGTTTGAGTTCCAAATCCAGTGATAGTACTTAATGAAGGAGTAACAATTAACATTAAATATCCAGTAGTTTCATTAAAAAAAACTTTAGTTATATTATAAACTTGATCTTTATTATATTCAAATCTAATCCAATCTCCAGCTTGAATATCACCAAATGGGATAGTTATAGGAGAAAAATTCATTAAAGATGATGATAGGTCAAGATTTTGTGTATTATTTAATTGGTAAATATTACTTAAAGCCTCATTACAAAATAAAACAGAAATTCCGCCATTATCGGCATTATATAAATTAGTAGTAGATCCTGTTATAAAATATCCACCACTAACATAAACAGCATTGATTCCATTAATTAATGATGCACTAGTGGAAGTAGATCCAGAAACACCAGGTTGATATTCTTGAATAAATCTAACACGACTCTCATATTTTCCACTACCTGCTCCTACTATTTGCAATGGGTAACCACTATTATCATTATCTACTTTATATTGAATTTTAAATTCATCATTAGCTGAATAATCAATCCAACCTGTTGTAAGTTCATAATCACCATCACCTGACCCAGCATTAATATAATTATAAGTACTTGGACTTAATACTTGGCCTTTATTATAAATTATTGGTTGGCCTTCTAAAATTACATTATTATTTTGTAATATCCGTAAATTAAAAGCACCTCCATAATATGTGTTTACAAATTCTTGCCCATCTTGAGTGGGTTGAAATGCACCCACTACTGAAGATGATACATATATTTTAGCTCTAATTTTAATTCTAGTACTTGTTTGAGTTGAGCCACTATTGATAATATACTCAGGAGAACTATTAGTCCATACATTAGTGTTAGTATATTGAGTTAATGTTGTAGCGTATGGTAAATCTACATAACCCCCTTCAGTAGTGTTTAGATTTCCAAATGAAGCTTGAAACTCAGCAGTGACATTTGGTGTTAGAAAAATATCTGGAGGTGATGTAGTGAAAGGGTATGAGAAACTCATAGTAGTCACATAATCTTGAATATTTTTTCCAGTTTCAGTAACTAAAATAGGCACTATTCTACCAACATGTGTTATAGGATGTATACCTGTTAAAAAATTATCATTTGGATTAGTAGTTGATAAAGGATCATTACCTATTAATCTAATTACAGCATTTTTGCCTGGTTCAAAATTATTAATTAAATTATATAAGGCTGTAGCTTGAGGGTCAGATGTTTTATTAGCAGGTTCAGGATTAACAACATTACCTTGAGTATCGATTATATACCTAATAAAGTATGCAGTTTGGTCTATTAATTCAGGGCCTGTTCCTCCTACACCATCAAAAAAGGCCATGTATGTTTGATTTTGTTCTACTACAGGTTGACTATTTGCAGAACCAAAATTGTATTTATAACTGTTTAATAATTGATAAGAATCTTGGGCCATAATCTTTATTTGCTATATAATAAATATTAAATAATATTAAAATCACGTGAACTTATTCTTGATCCGTTATATCTAATATTAGACCAAGCTCTTGAAGAGTAATTTGAATCTTGAACTGAAGCTGCGGTTGCTGTTCCTGCAAGGATTGGATCAAAATTTTGAGGAATAATCATTCCTGCTCCATAATCAACATCTAAATATTTAAATGAAAATTGAGGAATACTAGCGTTACCAAATAATGGATTGTAGTCATTATATTCAAAATTTAAAAATTCAGGATTAGGTATAAATGAAGAGGTGTTGGTTAGAATAATATCACCAAATGTAGTATCCCCAGAAGATGTTATAGGTTGAGCTTGTAAGCCAAATAAATAATAAGTTGACTGTTCTTGAACAGAGTTAACAAAATATTGAACAGAGCCTACATCACTATATGTTAATATAAATGATTGAAGTTGTTCTAAATATGCTGATTTATCATTTCCATTTTGGTCAATTCTGGCTATTTTAGCATATTTAACACCTTGTGTTATTTGATTGAAATAATTGCTTGTAGGCATATTTTTATATTAAAAATTAATCATATTATTATTATCCTCCTTTACCAGGTGATGGAGTTGAACCACCGCCAGTGCTGCCACCAGGTATTGCCCCACCACCCGGTGTTAATCCATTATTAAGTGAACTACCTGTATCATACCATAAAAGTATTTGGCCATCTAATGGAGCTAAAGAATTATTAAGGAAATAAGTTGATGAAAAAGGAATTCCACCAAAATCTCCATATGAAGGATAAAGAGCTATACTATAATTTACTAGTTCAGTTGATGGGTATTTAAATACATTTTTATTGTTTAATTCACCTGTTGATGCTTCAATGGTTGTTCCAGGTAATTCACCATTATAAAATTCACGTTGATCTTCTCTTATTAAATAAGTTGAACCAGAAGGACCTAATGTTAATTCTTTCCATGTTTGTTTTGAATATGGATAAGCGTGTAAATCAGCATTAAGAAGAGTAGAATTAGTAGAAACCATGAGCTGTAAAATCTCATTTGGAGTCACATATAAAGGTCCTATAATAAATGTATATTCCCCAGAAGGATCACCTGATGCTTTTCCAACAGGAGTACTAAATCCATTTATAGATGATGATATCACAAAATTATATTCAAGAGTACCAAGATTTGAAGTAAATGTGAAAATAGTATTTCCTGTATAGTTAGGAATAATTAGTCTAATATCATTAGAACCAGATGATACAACATTGTAATACCCATTGGTTACCATAGAACCATTTGTTCCAGCTGTACTAAAAAATATCGGTTTGTAGGTTCCTAGGGTAAATGTTCCATTTATACCAATATATTGTAAAATAGTTCCATCAGATACAGTGTTAAACTCATTGAATGTACCTCCAGTACTACCAGTAAAGAAAGCTGTATCTATTGATCCAGTATAAGTAACATCTTCCCACTCCATTTGAGGTTGAGGATATTTACTTCTTTCTAATAAGTGTTGTTTTACAACTATACCTGATCTTAGATTTGTTCTTGCAGGAACAAAATCTTTAATCATTTTAAATAATGAATTGTCAAAGAACTTTATTAACCTAATGTAATCAAAAAGATCATAATTGGCAATATATTTTTGAAAATATGTTTGACTTATTAAATTTAAGTCTGGGTAGTTGGGGTAATATGTTTGTCTTGGGTCACCAATGTATTCTCCAATGTTAAAGTATCCTAGTGATGAAATGATATCATCATCAATTTCATTTTGGGGTGAAAAAGCAACTTCTAAAATATTAACATCAGGAGTTTCACTTCCTTGTGAAGGATACTGCTGTTGTATACTTCTATATTGTGTTAAAGTATTTCCAGATTGGGTATATTGAAGATTTATTGATGGATGACTTGAAGATACAATTTGTATTTTATCATTTACTCTATTACGTAAACCAGCTATAGGAGAATCTAAGAAAAATGTTTCTATGTTAGAGACAAAATCTATACCACTACCTATAGAGGCATCACTGTCACTAGCGAAAGACTGAGTAGTGATCCATGATCCTGTTATTTTAGGATGGATAGAAATTGAACCAGTGTAAAGTTCATTTCCTAATGGTAATCTAAAAGCTAAAGCATTAGCATAAAACTCAGTTTCATTATTGAAAATATCTGTAGAGCTAGGGTTCATTATGAAATCCTTAAAAGCGTCTATAGTTTGAGGTATAGTCCAATATCTAATTTCTTGAATATTTCCTGTGAATATACCATATGGGTTAGAGAGTGAATTAAAGAAATAACTAACGCCACCTGATAAATCCCAAAATCCTCCCATGGCTGCAGAAGCAGAAGCTAAAAATCCAATTTCATTTCCATCATACCCATTATAATCTAATTTATTTCCAGCGTGTAAAGTAAGGGTAGATCCTAATCTACTAACCATTACTGACCACCAATTGTTATCATAAAATGGTAAATATATACTAGCACTTGTATTAGGACTGTTAACTATATCTGGTATAAGATCTAGTTTAGCATATTGCCATTCAGGAGAGTAGTTTGATCCTGAATCTGGGTAGGCATATGAAGCTGTTGAATAACCAGAACCTGTATATGTTAAGGATATTGCTGAGGCTAAAAAAGGAGAACTATACAAATACCATAAACCTTGTTGGAATGGAGTGTTTGAAGTAGGTGTCTCATTAGTTTTAAACCTAAATTGTAAAACTCTAGGGATATCATCAGTTGAATTCCAATTGGTATTTAAATCCCAAGGAGTTACAACATATTTATTAGTTCCAGATCCTGTTTGAGCAGCTAAATTATATCTCTCATAGAAATGATCATAAGTAGATGTGTCTCTGTCTCTTCCGCCAAACTCACTAATTCTTAAAATAGTGTCAGGGATACCATAAACATTAATAAGGTTTCTTAAACCAGCGACTGTACCTTTTTGTTTTAATAATAAAGGTAAATTATGGTATAAACGTTTATATACTTCTTTATTAACATCATCTACAGGTGTATATAAAGCTTCTTGAGAAGCAGTAACATAATTAGTTATTAATTCAGTTGGATCACCAGGAATATAGATATAATCATCTAAGAAGTAACCTATATTTCCTTCATCAATATATGAACTAGTAATATACACATTACCATTAAGAGCAAGACCATTTGGTGAACCCGATGGATAAAAATTAAATCCAGTAAATGCGTTAAATAGATTATCTGTGGAGAAATTATTTTGATATATTTTTAAACCAAATGATCTTAAAGCATCTGCTACTAAATCTTTAGAGATACCATAATCTAAACGATTATCACCATTATATCTATTAGTCACATCTTTATAATAAACCCAAATATTATCATAATGTTGACCCACCATATTAACAAATACTTTATATGGATCATTTTGAGGATCATCTATTAAATAAGTAGGAATGGTATTTATTAAATAATCTTTATTAGTAGCATCATATGATGAAGCACTAGTTATTTGATCATTATACCATGCCATAGCTTGTGGGCTATTACTAGCCATTAAGTCATATGGGGGCACATCTGTTCCTTTAGGATAAACATTAGATCCTGAGGTGTAATAAAGATAATATTCATACCCATCAAAATTTTTAATTATATTAGATATTTTTTCTTCTAATATAGTTACACTACTTGAAATGGAAGATGAAGTTGATGTTATTAATGTTGTTAAATTAGCATTATATTGTTCAATTAATTGAATTTTATAATAAAAATTTTCTATTCTAGATTGAGCTGAAGAAAAGTGCACAAAATTTGAAAAGTCAGTATAATCTATACCTATTTCTATGCTCTTTTCTTCTAAATAAGAAAGAATTTGATTATAAGAAGAAGCTAATCCGGTAGTTAATAATTGTTCATAATTTATATAATTACTTGAATTATTAATTTTATCTTTTAAAGTTAAATTTAAGTTGGGGCCTTTAAGAGTTGGATTTGTAATTATAGGTATAATTACTTCAGGTTGAAATTGAATATTAAAGGCTAAAGGATCAGCTACTTGAGTAACAATCCATAATGTATCTTTTAGATTATATTGGGGAGGAAGCGGTTCATATAAATTAATTAATACTTCATATTGTAGTTTAGAAGTATCAACTAATATATTATTAGCTATGAATAAATTATTATTACCAAAATTAAGATAAAAATCTTGAAAGTATAAAGGATTTGAATTTAATTTTTGTTTAAATTCATCAACTAATGCTTCTAGATCTGTATTGATTAATTCATTAGAACTTAATTTTAACTCAGTTCTATCTGGAGAGATTTCTTTTATATAAAAAATTCTTTCATCAGGAGATGAGTTTAATTCATTATTTAAAAAATTATATATTACATTATACTCACCATTAGTAAATCCTCTTGTTATTAAATCTTGTTCAGGGTCTAAATTAATATTATATATTAAAGAAGAACCAGCTGGTGAAGAGTTATTAATTACTTGAAAATTAATAAAATCATACTCTGTTATTTGAAATAATCCATTTGAAGATATAATACTATATTCAATATAATTGACTGAAGGAGTAAAATTTGATGATAGATTATCAATAGGGATTAAGGATACATCTTGAGGAGAGTATATTTGAGTCTCTAAAGTTATTGGATCTATGTTTGTAACAATAGTAGCCATATTATATTGTTGGGGTATTTATTGAAGTTGGTATACTAGCTGATATTTGAAAGGTAGCAATTTGTTGATTAGCTGCTAGTAAATCTTGTCTTAAAAGAGTTATTTCATCTAATAACGCTTGAACATCTTCACTAACTTGGTCAGCGTTTATATAATCCCCACTTTTAGCTACTATATAAGCATGCGAATTAGTATCTCCTTGGGTAGGTATATCGTAAAAAATAGAATTATAAAGGTCAAAAAATTCAGTTACTGTAATAGTATCTGCTAGAGGAGGAGGAGGGGTTGATACTTGAGAAAAAGTAGTATCAATTGTTTTCTCATAAGCCTCTTTATTATAAACTGTTCTATTTAAAGAATAATTAGCCATTTATAACTTTAAAATAATAATTATTATCAAAAACTACTGTTGAATCATTTATAATACTTTTAATAAGTATTTTATAATATCTTTCAGGTTCTAAACCATTCATATAAAGTGTAAAATAACTACCTTGCTCATCAACACTTAATTGAGTATATTGGTCATCGAAATCTACAACAACTTCATTAGTATCCAAGTCTTTTATTGAATAATATGAAGAAGTTGGTAAATAATAATTTGTAGTATAAAGAGAAGCAGTTTGAAAAACTCTAGCTGGGTATGTTGGTCTACTATTGACTCTAAATTTGTTTATACTTTTAGGATAAAACACACCTATATTATCATCAATAGATATAGTAGCTATAGGAGTTGATAATTTAGTAATGGTAGAAGAACCAGTATTAAATATATAATCTCTCCATCTGAATTCTAATTGAGGTGGGTAGATAGTATTGGTGTCTCTAGAGAAAAACTGCATTTTAATTTGATAGTTTTCACTATTAACAAATTCAACAGCTTGTTTAGCTATTAAACCATTATTTTCTATAGTACCACTATACCACGCTTTAACCATATTAGTAATATCAGTGTTGATATCACCAGTTTCAGTATAAGCAAAACTTTGAGTTGAATAAATAGGTAAAACAGTTGTGTTTGAAGAACTATAATACCAATTACCTCCACCTAAAGTGCCACTATATGAAGCAGTAACATTAACAGAATAGCCACTTGTAGACCAAGCATTACTACCAGAATATAATCTCCATCCCCAACTAACACCATTTTGAATCTCAGGATTGTAATTGTATTTTCCTGTTCCCATATTCCAAGAGCCTGAAATAGGGTAAAATTCAAGTTGAGTGTCTAAATTTAATCCTTCTAAATTAGCTAAAAATCCTCTAAAATATGCTTTCCAATTTGATCCACTAATTTTATTATTAATAAGATTATTCATCTCAGTAGAATCAAATTGTATTAAAAATCTACTAGCTTGAGGTAAAGCAGAAGCATTAATAATTGAAGTAGAAGATTCTAATATTTCATCTAGTCCAGTGTTTTTACTTGGATATAATGAATATATAGTAGCATCTTTAGTAGGAAATATTTTATAAATAGCCATTATATAAACTCGTCAATAGTTCTGTTTAATAAAATTTCATTTTCTTGAGCTCTAAACTGGTCTGAGTAAGTATTATTTGAGCTATAAGGAGCAGGAGTATTAAGAGTTTTAACCTCTGATCCAATTTTAGTTGTATATGAAGATGGTGGGGGATCTAATAACCCATCAGCTTTTGTCTTTTCAAACAATTGTAATAAATTACCTTGTCCTCTAATAGCTCCTTCAGGAGTTTTTAAATATTGATATGAATCATCATATTTTTTAGCAAAATCACCATAACGTTTAGGGGAACCATCTAAATATGTTTCATCTAATTTATCTTGTAATCCTTCCATGATAGTTAGTTTTAATTATAAATATAAAAATTACAAAGGTACTACACGACCTATTATATCTGTATTAGGATATTTAACTTCAAAAATCATAGGATCTAATGAAGGATAAATAATATTATTTTGAGTAGCACCCATGATATCATAAGCGTAAGGTGAGTAACCTAAATTAACACCTACTTTATTAATAATATTAATAGTTTTAACAGTTTGAACACCATCTATTCTATCTAACAAAATATATAAATCTCTTAATATAATAGGTTCATTTATTTGCCATTTATCAATATTAAAATAGTCTTGTAACTGTTTAATACAATTGAATATTACTTCATTATTGTTATACTCTGGGAGAATTATTAAATCAAATTCAACTCCAATGTTAATAATAAAAGCATCTTTAATTTTAATAGAATCATTAATAACCCTATATTGAGATAAATATGTTTTTAAATTTTGTTTTAAAGCTATAGAGGCGTTTTTTAATTTTTTGTCATTATCAAAAGCTAAAACATATAAATCTAAAATAGATGGAGTCTCACCTGGGAGAATGTTTTCTAATTTTTGTGGTTCAATGTATGCTTTTGAAATAGTTCCATATTGAGGAGGCATACTTAAAGCTCTAACCAAATAATCATCTTGAGTTACAGTTCTTAATTGAGTAGCAAATGTTGATAAAGAGTTAAATCTTATTTCATCAGGAGAATCACCATCTTGTCCACCAGTAGCAGCTAATGGATTTTGAGCAGCCACAGAATTAAATACTATTTGGGATAAGATTGGGTCTAAATTATTATTTTGAAATTTAATATTTGATGTGTTATCTATAGTATTAAAAGCATTAGCCGGGACATTAGCTGTTACACCACCACCTGTTAAGTATCTAATTGTTAAAGTTGTATTACTTGGGGATATACCATAAGTATCAGTATATAAAAAATTAGCTGGTGAGAACGCTGTAGTTAATAATGAACGTTTATATGGTAAACCTAAACCAATATTATCTGAGTTAGGGATGATTTCTTCATCATTATTTTGAGTATTAGTACCAGCACCAAATTGAATTTGAAGAGTAGTAGGAGAGGTAAAACGAGTTACAAATCTACGAGGTACTTTTCTTAATTGTAATAAATATGGGACTTCACTTTCATCAGTGTAAGTATTTGGATCATTTGGATTTGTATTTTTAATAGTGTCAAATATCATTTCTTGAGCCAAATATGGCACTTCATACCATTCATTACTATCACTATCTACTATATCTAATATTTGAATTATATTAGAATCATCTATCTCAATAGTTTGAAAACGTTCAGTTGATCCAAAATTAAATGTTGTAGTTTGTATGGTAGCTGATATAGCTTTACGAGTTTTTTTAAGGAGATAAAATTCTGGGTTGTTGGTAATGGTATCAATAGTTAATACAGTCACTTGTGTAGGATCAGTAGAACTAGAGAATGAAAAATCAATAGGATCTTGAATTAAGAAATTTGTGTTACCAACTGTGGTTGAAGATAAAGAAGTATTTTCAGCTATTTGTATAGCATAATTATAATCAGGTACATAAGTATCACCTAACAATATTGAAGGAACTTGTTGATACACATCAATATCTACTGTGGCTACACCTGTTACTTTAGGCCTGTAACCTAGCATATAAGCTAAAGTATAGAGATTATTTTGTTGGCGAGTAAATTGAATGAAATTTTCTTGAATTTGATTATCAAGATAAAATGACATTATATCACCTACATAAGCAGACATTTCCAAAAATAACATACCTGGAGAGGATGGGGAAAAGTCATTATATGTTGAAGGAAAATAAGTTTTAGTATACTCAATAAGAGCATTTCTTAATTCACCAAAATCTTTATTTACATATTTTATATCTCTATTTTCAGTGGCCATATTTAAAATATTATTTGTATATTTTGAGCATTACTACCATAAATTGAATATACTATATTTAATTGGATAGCATTTTCTTCATAAGATGGTGTTAATGTTAATGATATTACATTTACACTAGGAAAATTATTTTTAATATCATTAGTTAATTTTATTTCTAGAGCTCTTAAATTTGATTCAGTTGTATTTTCAAATATAAAATTTCTTAAATTTGAACCAAAATCAGGATTCAAAACACGTTCTCCTTTATTTGTTAAAACATAATTAATTATATTTGATTTAATTTGGTCTACAGTTGTATAAGTAGAATTAAACACTGAATTGCCTAAAGGAGCAGGAGTTGGGAATGTAGAACCACTAAATAATACATTGTTTGGTTGGGTTGGAACACCATTAAAAGGAATAGATACCCCAACAGCAACTCGCTTATTTATATCTAAAGGATGTTTATTTGGTAATCTAATAGCCATTATTTAGTCATTAATCCCATTATTTGATCTAAACTTACTTCTCCACCAGGTAAACTTGAACCTTCACCTACTGTGCTAACAGGAGGAGGAGTATAAGTTGGTTGAGCATGTGATGAATTAGCAGTTATCATAGTGTCAAATTCACCTCCAATCATATTGCGTAAGTTACGTTTAATATCTGGGTTGATATTAGTTGATGTAGTCTTTATATTAAAAGCTAAAGGATCAGCATTTTCAGTAACTACAGTTTTGGGAGAACGTACAGCTTCAAGAAGTATATCTTTAATTTCTTCTTGAATTGCTTCACGAACTGCTTCTTTAATTAACTTTTTTAACATATCTGTTTTCATGGTTATAAATATTTGATTATTCAGCTGTTAACTGAGGATTTGAATCTATAATGAATCTTAGTTGGTCAAGTAACACTTGTGGATCAGATGCAAATGATGAATCTGTTTTTAACACAGGTACTCCTTGTCTATTTAAAGCTTGAGCAAAACGACGTGGGTATTTATTAGTACTTGCTTCATCAAGTTTAATTTCTAATTTAAAATTTTTATAAGTATTACCTTCTTGAGTTGCTTGTATTACTGTACTGTTACTAATTCCTGTTGATTGGTTTACAAAAATATTTAATTCATCATTAATTGCTTCAAAAGGTACATCTTGTTCATTAGCGCATTGTTGTATCAAAATATCTAAATTATTTAATAATCTTAAAACTATACCTAATATAGTCCCAAAAGCAGCTAAAGATAAAGTAACAATACTTATAACAACATTAGCTTTTTTTAATGCTTCTTTTAATGCATCTTTACCACTACCTGTTGTTTCTATAACACCTGAAGTTAAGGGAGGTAAACCAAGAGGAGGAACACCTGTAGCTGGGTAGGGTAAAGCTTCTATTACTGTTATACCAGCTTGTATGGATGTTATAGCTGTATTAGTTATGGATAATGCTTTGGTTAAAATATTGATTGTTTTATAAACATTATTTATTTGTTTAACTAATTTATTTCGTTTATTTATTAATTCTAATAATTTAGCCTGGGTAGGACATTGAATTTGATCTAAAATTTTATCTAAAGGTATTTTGGAAATAATAGCCTGTAAAGCTACATTACCAAAAGAAGCTAATAGTTTTATAATAAAAGGAATAATTGTTTTTTTAAGTTCTTCTTTTTTATTATTAGCTGAATTGGCTAGTTTTTCTTGAGCAGAAAGTTCAGAATTACCTTGTTGTTTAATTAAATTAGTTTCTTCAGTTAAAACTTCTTGATTAACTTTATTAGTAGCTGTAGCTGTAGGATCAGGAGTAGGAGGTATAGTAATATTAATTGAATCAAACTGTTTCCCTGTTCCTCCAGTTATATCTCCTCCTGTCTGTTGAATATTAGTTACTTCTCTAATTTCATGTCCTTCTTTAGAAATAGTTACAGTTGAAGTTTGAGGATCAAAAGTTGTAGGAGTTGTTATCTCCCAATTACCATCCTTATCAGTTACAGTTTCTGTGCTAGTATCTGAAGCACCAGGGCGTTTAATAATTTGGGTTGGCTTATCAGGACCATAATCAAAATACCAAGGTGCTTGATATATATTAAGTATTTCATTCATCCAAATAGCAGGTTCATCATAATTCTCAAGAACATTAAGTACAAAAGTTTTATTTTCAGGTATACTTAGATCAGCGTAAAGAATTGGGTCTTTAGTATAATATAGGTGATGCTCTTCTAAATTAGGGTCTGTTAAAGGATTATATGGTTCTCCTTTAGCAATTAAATCTTCTTTATCTTTAATATATTTATTATACTTTTCACTATAGTTTCTTATATAACTAATACGATTGATAAACCATTCAAATACAGTGTATGCGGCATATCCTTTCATTTTTGTTGTTCCTGATTTTTTAAATACTTCATAAAGATCTTCAGATGAACATGCTGTACCACAAGTTTTGATTTTTTGAAACAAAACCTCATAAAGACTATCAAAACTTGGAGGTATAGTAGAAAATACTTCCTGTGGATCACATGATTTAGGGCACCCATCTATGTATCCTCTAGAGGCAAATGTTGAATTAGCCGCTGTAGAATCATATTCTGCTCCTTTTTCATCCCATGCTTTTTTTAACGCTTGGGTGTTTATAGATTTCGGTTGTGGAGGAGGATCAACATTATATGGTTTTGGTTTAGTTTTATATTCAGGATATTTTTCTAATAACCATTTTCTAAACTCATCACTTTCAGTTGAATTTTGAAAAGGTGTATCTGGGTATTCTTTAGGTGGATCTATTTTTACTGTTGCTCCAACTACTGGTTGTCCTTTATCATCTGTTATTTTGCCTGAAAATGTGGTTTGATTTGATGAAGATGAGGGAGGAGGAGTAGAAGAGTTTCCTTTAAAAATTTTTATGACTGAATCAGTTAAAGCGGTAATATGGCTTTTACTACTACTAGTGTCATTTGCACCTTCTTTAGCATCTTTTCCTCTAGCACATGCTTTATAATGTATAAACATGTTTTTAGCAGGTATTCCTTTATATCTTATTTTATCTACATTACAATTATAAGGTTCAACACAATATATTTTTGATTTATCAATGTTTACTTGTTGAGCAAGCGAACATGCTTTACTAAATAATATAACAGCCTCAACTACATTATTTTTAATAAAGTTGTTTATATTATTAATTTCTGTGTATCTAAAGCTAACAAAATTATCTTCTTTATAACCTTTTTTAAATGCGTTTATTTGAGATTCGTGGGATATTTCTGAGGTTAATCCTGAGACGAAAATAACATATTGTGGGTTCATATTTTAAAAATTATTTTTTATATAAAAAACTCATCAATGTAAATTGTAAGATTTACCTTTTAGATCCTTTGTTAACAAAAACTTGATTAGAAAGAATACTTTTATTATTAAGAGTATTTTTAAGATTAGTACAAGCTGATTTTAATATAGGACCAGCTGTAGTTAAAGTAGCTACTGGGCCTATGATAGCTGTATTTGTTGTCATTGCTTCAGCGGCAGCTTCTACAGCCTGTATGAATGTTAAAAGTGCTTGAGTTAATTCTTCTCCTAATACTGCTGATTGTAGTTGTATACCTTCAGTACCAAATGATGATCCAAGATATACTTTAGGAGCAGCTAAAGTAATTTGATTAATAGCATCAAAGTTAAGAGTTGTATTAGCTGATAAATGTATTGATTTATTTGAACTTAAAACAATATTGTCATCTTTAGAGTTAAATACTAATTGACCTGAATTAAGTAATATTTGATCTCCTGGATAGTATTGAACTGTAGGTACATTATTTGTATTTGAAGCGTATGAGTCTGATTTATCACTAGATAATACTAGAGGTATTTGTTGTCCAGCTGTTAAGTAAATAGAAGATTTATCTGTATTAATGTTTTCTAAGGTAGGTACCCATGGTTCAGTAGAATCTAAAATATTTCTCCCTATATTAGATTGACCATTTCTTAATATCATTATAGGACTACCAAAATCTTCTTCATCAGCACCTGATGACCAAAGATTAGAATATACTTTATCATTATCAACTGTAGAACCTAATCTAATAGAATTACTGTATCTACCCTCATATATTATATCACCTTCGTATGGTAAAAGAGGGTAATTATTTAAGACATTATTTTCATTAAAATAATTTCCTAGTTCTATACTAGTGTCTTGATCTGTTATTCTTCTAACAGACCCTGCTTCTACTAATGGGTATTCTTTATCTTCTAATTCAGGAGTAATATCAGAAGAAGGTACAGCATTATGTACTTGACTATTCCAAACATTTATTGGGGGTAAATAATAAGCTGCTACAGCTGAGGTATTTTCAGTTACATTAGGATCTGCTAAATATATTATAGGAACTATCTCATTAATTAATGGATATTGTTTTATATTAGGAAAAGCAGGATAAGCTGGGATAAGTGGAATGACATCAGAAAAAACTGGTTGGAGTGTAGGTTCAATAAAAATTGTTCCTATACTATTCCAACCTCCAAATTCATCAAATCTATCGTGAGTATCATCTAATATAATATCTCTAACTCTACTAGAAATAATAGTGCTAGTTGATGTTACTGATTTTACATCTAATTTAGGAGCATTATATTTAATGGTATTACCAAAACCAAATCTAATATCAAGACTCATTACTCACCTCCTTCTTTAAACTTGTCTATTTCGGCTAGCAATTGAGCTTTTTCTTCTTCAGAAATACCAAAACCGCCTTCAGCAGTTCCGTTATTACTCATAATACGCTGAATGATAGTAGCCATTTTAATTAATTGTTCATCATTTTTAACACTTATTTCTAAGTATTCTTTAATTAAAGGAACAATTAAAGTAGCATCTCCTATTTCATTTACTAATGGTTTAAGTTCTGATATAAGAGCAGATATTTGTTTTTCTTTTTTCTTTTGATTATTGTATATCTCCTCTAATATATCAGAAAATTTTTTACCACCAAACACAATATTATCTAAACCATTCATGGTATTTATTTAGTTATAAATATACTTATGGGAAATTTGTATACCCGTTTTCTAAATAAAAATAATAGTGCTCTTTAAATATATCATAAAGTCTATTAGCTATTTTAGTGATTTTAGGTGTTTTAGCATCAATGATTTCTCGGATGTAGATATATAATGCTTTTTTATTAAAAATCTCTATACTTTCTCTTTTACGGAACAACTCTAAAATTGCATCTGCTATTTTAGCATCCCCATCTTTAGGGAACAATGTATGAATATTTTTAGTACAATAATCAACATATTGATCCATAAATACATTTAACTTTTGATTTACAGGAGTATCATCAATATTGTAGCTATGTCTTTCATCTGATTCTAATTCTTCAACTGGGGCTTTATCTACTCGTTTTTTATAGTTTTTAGTATTGGAGATAATAAGATAACGTTTAGCAATTGTTCCAAAATATGAATATGCTTTAGCTCCCTTTTCTGGGTTGAATAAATGAATTTTAGATAATAGAAACGAAATTACCTCATGTTGTAAGTCTTCAATATTGTCTACTTCAGTGTAGTAAAACTTAAAAGTATGGATGATATTTTCTGTTAACTTAAAGAAAGCATAATGGATACGATCACTATAAATTCTACTTCTTACTTCAAAATCTAAAGTATTATTATATTCAATAATAGCATTTTCTGTTTCTTGAGTGAAATACATTCCACTTGTTTTAGGTTTAACCACTACTTCACTCATAGATTTTTAATATTGAATTGGTTTAAAGCACTTTGAATTTGTTTAATAGATTCAAAAAAGAAACCAACCTCATCATCAGATTTAAATGATTCTCTTGCATCTACTTCTTTAAGTTTCTTATCTGACATTTCAATTATATCAGATACTTTGTTTAAGTAAGACATGTATCCCATAAGGATATCTTCTTGTTTTTCATTTTTTCTAAGTAAGTTAAAGGTTGTGTATCCTAAGATCACAACCAATATACTTAATATAACAATTGCTATTATCATATATTATCTAGTAAACTTTTTAATCCTTCACTCTTGATGTTACTTAAAGCTTTAGTTTTAACAGGTGCTTTCTTGTTCTTCTCAATTGTGAAATTTGATGAGTTATTTTGGGTTACTTCGCCTTTAAGTTTAGGCATCCACACTTGTTCGAACTCAATACGTGCTGCCATTAAATCCGCTTGATGCACAATAAACACTAACGCAGTACGTGGTTTTGTTTCTGGTGACCAAGACATTAAGTATGGCTTGTTAGCATCATCATATAAACCATCATGCAATTTAATTGCTAACATTTCGTTTCTGGAGAATGTAACACCGTGAGACATGAGTAAATGTAATCCACGATCTGGTACTGACATATATTCAAGTCGATCATTGAATTTATAATCTTCACCTAATTTCTCTTTACGCCATTGGTCTGTCTGAGGGATGTATGATTCATTTTGTTCATCTCCCATTTTGCCTAAGTCATGGTTTAAAGCAGCAAACACTAATTCTTCAACTGTATATGTTGAAGTATCAACCCCCATATCTACCCAAACTTTATTTAGTTTAAGAGCACACTGTACTACTCGTAATACGTGATCTACATAACCACCTGGGAATGCATTATGATATTCTTTTTTATGAGAAGCAGGCATAAGCATAATACGCTCTGCATACTGTTTATAAAACGCTTTCAATTCAGAACATCTAGGTTCAGAGATATGTTCATCAATGATAGATAGAAATTTGTTCCAATTGTCTTGGATTTGTTCTGCTGTTAATTTCATCGTGCAGCAATATTTAATTCATAACCATCAACAGGCTCGTTTTCAACATAAGCTCTAGCTTGTTCAATTGATTCTCTAATGCGCTCTAGAGCAGCTTTATATTCTTCAATTGGTTGTTGTTGGTTAACAATAAAGTTAAGTTGATTAGTTAGTCCCTCAATTTTATTGAGTTCACGTAAGATACTGTCTCTATGTTTCATATATTTATTTTTTAGTAACGTTATTACATTATCACGTTTCTTATCTCTACGTTTTAATGTTTTCCTTATAACTCGTAATTATATAATAATAAAAGAAAATTACGGGGCCAAATTATTTTTAAGAGAGGTTTACTATGTCTTGAATTTGTTTCAAGAATATACATCTTTCATATTCCTCTACACTTTCAAAGTATACTAAAGCCGCGTCTAATGTTTTTTTGAATGTCTCATCTGAGTATAAGTTAATACAATCAAGATGTGTTTGATTAGTAATATCTAATTTAAATAGATGATTGTACGCTTTATCATAAACCATATATCCACTAACTCTTTCAATTTCATTAACATCTAGATCTGGGTTAGCATCACCTAAAAATTTAATTAATTGTTTAGCGAATGTTTCATAGTTAGTAATTAATCTTTTAAACATTCCTATCCAGATTACAGGACTTTCAGATAAGTCTATCTGTGATATTGTCTCTTCAGGTTCTTCAGGAGACTTAAATAAACTAAATATTTTGTTAATATTCATACATTATACATATGGTTAAAACTGGTTTTAAGTGGATTTAATAACATCACTTATACCTTATACATATTGTAATATAACAAGAAAAAAAGCGGCTAAAAGCCGCTTTAAAAAGTAAGTTTAAGTTATTATTATCCTTTAATTAATTGTTTAGCCCCAGTTGATCCTGTTGCTTTATCAAATCGTGAGTCTGTATAAGAACGCTGCTCAGCAATTTGTCTATAAACATTTTCAAATTCATAAGATACTTGACGATCTGTATCTTCAAATTTTTTATAAACTTGTTGAAGATTATAATCCCTATCTCGAGTACCATTATCTATCCACTCGTGAGTAGCTTTTAACTCAAATGTTAATTTGTTAATCTTAACTATACCCCAAACAATCACAGCCATAAAAGCAACTGCAATAATCGAGAGCATACCTAAAACGAAAGATGTTGTTTCCATAATTTGTTTCTCCTTTATTTCAAATAACTTACTTTTTAGTGCACCTTGCAGGAATCGAACCTGCGACCTACTGATTATGAGTCAGTTGCTCTAACCAATTGAGCTAAAGGTGCTGATTGGAACAAATATAGTAAATAAATTCTAGATCACCAAACTTTATTTGGAGAATAAACTCTAAAGAAATGATATGAAGTACGAGCTAAAGGAAATCTAATTACAAAGAAATTATAACTATCCCAAAATTTAATAGCATACTTACTATCAAGTTTTCCACCAAAATAAACTTCAGCTGTTCCTGTTCTAAGATCACAAACAAACTTTAAAGCATTATTTTGGATGATATAGATGTCTTCTTCCTCTATTAATTTAATCTTATAAAGTTGATCTGTTCTATAGAGTGAATCAACAACCATACGACTATGACCTGGGATGAATAGTCTATATTCTTCTTGATTAAATCTTTTGTTTATGGGGATGTATTGAGAGTATAATGAAACCTTTATTAGTAGTGCTAGAAGCACAGTTAATATTTTCATTATGGTGTGTTTATAATAAATATTATAAACCAAGTACCCCTATCAGGATTCGAACCTGAGACCCACAGATTAGAAATCTGTTGCTCTATCCAGCTGAGCTATAGGAGCATATGTGGTCAAGGCAGGATTTGAACCTGCACGGGCTGCCATTATAGTGGCCGGCTGTTTAAATAACCTTTTTTTAACCCACAGTGCTATAACCATCTGTCGCGTCTACTATCGGCCGGGACGTCCCGGCCCTTCCGCCACTTGACCTAAATTAATCTTTTAGATTATCATACTTACAGCATGTCAAATAATAATCAATAATGTTCTCTTTAGAAACATTAATTCCTTTATGTAATGTTCTAGTAACTACCACCCACAACTCGTCTATGTGGGTGGTAATTGGTTCTAGATTCAGCTCTTTGTTTATTAGCTGATGTAAATCTTGTTTACTATTAAGCTGCATATTCAACTGCAAGTTCATATAATTTAGCATTCAAATCAAGGTCTTGTTTAAAGTTCTTAATTTTTCTTGCTTTACGCAACTTAGTACCTGATGTATATTCAAACATACCGTGTACTAGTTTCTCTTGAACTACATTAAATACACTCCACAAATCATTACCACTATCTTCAGGGCGAGTTGGTGTAACCAAATCATCAAAATCAATTGTAATGTTTTCTAGTTGTTCAACTCCAAATCGAATTGCTGCTGCTTTTTTAGCAAACTCAGCAATTTGTTCTTTACGAAGTTGTTTTTTCTTGAATTGATTCATTGACTCAACTGTCAGTGGAAGTTTTTCAACCATTGTACCAATAACGTTTTTCAATTCTTCAAAATCATATCCGTAGTGACGAATCTTAAGATTCTCAAACTCCTTAGAGCAAATAACCAAACCATTTTCACACACCATACGGAACAAACCAGCTGTGAAAGTAAATGCGTTTTTACCGTCATGGCTATTAGTTAATAGAATCTGTGGGTAAGCATGATCACCATCTTCTCCATTAATGACAATATCATTATTACGGAACACAACTAGATGTTTTTGGTAACCATCACCTTTGCGGGCACGTACTTCTTTTGCATCAACTACTCCCCAACCTAGTTTCTCCATATCCTGAATGATTTGGAAGGTTGAAATATGAGCGTATTTTTCACTAGTGCCTGGAGCACCTTTAGCTGTGAAGATTGATTTTGCTTTGTCTTTGATTTCTGACTCTGTCAAAAATGTGTTGCTTTCAATGTTTAACATAACCTTTATTATTTATTTAATTATTAATTTATATCTGAATATAACATCCTTTTCCTGTGAAGCCAAGCCTCCTGTTAAAGACTTTCAATCAAGTAACAGATTCGTTGAATAGTGTCGTGTTTTTTCATACGAATATCCATTCTGTACGGTTCTAAATCCAATGTTTTGTCCATTTGTTTCACTTGAACTGCCATGAATTTCAACTTTTCAGCAGTAGATCCTTCAATTTCCCCCTCTAAAACCATATCAGGAAACACAATATGTGGTTTCTCTGCTGCTTTTCTACCACGTTTCTTTGGTTCTGTTGTAGTAGTTGTATTCAATTGAATTTCTACTTCTTTCTTTTTACCCGTTCCTGGTGGGCGACCTCGACGTTTTTGTTCCATAACCTTTATTTGTGTTTAATTATATGATAAATAATGATGTCAAAATCCAATAGAACATGATTTGAAGCGCATACCAAATACCTTGAGATTTGAGTGACAAATCTTCACCTTTCTTTTTGGCATCAATGCGTACATGTGATACTGCGCAATATGCCATCCAAATATATGCTGCTGTTGCTATCATGTCCTAATTATTTAATTATGACTAAATATAACATCCTTTTCCTGTGAAGCCAAGCAAGAGGTGAGGGAAGTGTGGAAGATCCACTAGAACGTTGAAAATTAAACAGGTATAACGTCTAAATCCTTAGTTACTATGAATAGTACATTACTAGCCTTTACCAGGATAGCTTCAGGTTTAGCATTAGCTACTACATCATGGTAAATCATTTTATCATCATTGATTACTTCTTCCAATGAATTGCTTTCACCTACCATTGTATCAAACTCTTCACCTGACCCTTCATAAGTGTATATTCCGTATTCTCCTTTACTTAATGACAAACCATCTAAATAATTTTGTAGTTTTATCATTTGGGGACTAGGATTAGTACTAGCTACATAGCTGACTATATCCTGCATTCCCATGATTTTATCATTCTTAGCATCCTCAAGAGTTAAGGGAGCATAGAACCCACCTGTTTCTACTCCAAAGAAACCTCCAAGTTGAGTGGCTGGATAGATTTTGTTTGTCCAAACTGCTCTTGAACCTTCATAAAGGATGTTATCAGAAAAAAGGTTACCATAGTGTACTAAAACCATGTAGTACATTAAAGCACCTAAACCTTGACCTCTATAAAGTTTACTAATGTATGTTAAAACAATCTGTCCTCCTTCTAACCCATAAGGCTTACCTTTTACTTCCTCTACATCAACAGAACCAACAATATATTCTTTCCAGGTTTTAGCAGATGGTTTTACTAGGTATTTTGTAGTACCTTCCACACCAGTAGGTTCTATTAGCTTATACTCTCCTACTTCAGATAACTCTTTATACTCCAACTTAGACTCATCTATATCACTATTAATATTTAGTTTTCCACTTGCAACATAGTTTAAAGGATACTTAGTGTATAAATCAAAGTTATAAAAGAAACTTTCCCATAACTCATTATCATTAACAAATGCTTGGCCTAGGTTGCCTTTACGTATATCTAGTTCTTTAAGTAAGTCAGTCAGTTTTATCATGGTAATAAATATTCTAATAGACAAAAAAGAACCCCGATGAGTAGCGAATTCATCGGGGCCTAAGTAGCCTAAACTACAACGGTCCTAAGTCCGTTATCCTTGGTTCTCTAAAAGTGCT